TGGCCTTACAGGTATCCTGTCTTATGCCTTTCCGATGATACGGAAAGACAGCATTCAGGATAGACTCGAAGTCGCTAGCGTGGGAACCAACCGAATTGATCATTCGATCTACCATCTGCACTATGAACTCGAGCTTCATCGGTAAAGATGACTCCCGAGATAATAGGCGCAACGGTAAAGGGCTGAGATTCCCTTCCTTGGTAAGGAGTTTGGAAGCAAATTCCATTCCACCTACCTCTGAGGGGAAGATGGACTTGGTTGTAGAAATCTCTACTCCAAGACCCATCATCAGCTCTTGGTAATGCATAGCAACTTCCTTCCTGGCAATGACAACGTCATCGCCAAGAACCAGGTAGTCACTAAAGTTCCGTTTACCGGCCATGACCCCCGCTATACGAACGAGGGCATGGTTGGTCAACGCCAAACTTGCTCATGAAGTATATAGACCTATTCCTTGGCCGGCCCCATAACGGATCCCATAGAACTCTGCAGAAGCAGGTCTATGCGGTCCTGGGGTTAGCTTTATGAAATAGGTAAAATCCTTCATGAGACGTTTCCAAGAGTATGATAAATGGTAACTCCCTGGAATATCTTTCAGAGAGTTCCGTATCACACAAGCTTGGATACGTAGTGGCAGTCGATCAGTCGCGGCAGTGAGATCAAGAGAACAGATTTCTGAGGTTTTACCCTTAGATTCTATATCTTGATATCACTGGAAGACCTTCCCCTGGTGATATGTACAATCCTGCGGTATAGACCGCAGTAGTCGTATCATAAGAGAATGTAAAGGGTATAAAACCCCTTGTACAATTCAATTACCGATAGCGATGTATCGTATCTTACCACCTGGGTTCTCGAAAGCGGTTAACCGTCCAAGTGACGGAAACCCCTTATCGAGACCCAGATGCTTTGATACGGCATCTCTCTCGGCCAGGAGTAACTTTATTCCTCGCATTAACTGAGTAGGTTTTGACACCACTCAGGGATTGAAAGGAGTAAAGATCCCTCTCTTACTCATCCAGTTAGAGATAGCTCCAAGGAGCCATATCTGACTGCGATAGTGAGGAAGGGAGAGAAGGTCTCCGATTACCCCTTTAGAACCCTTACCAAAAGGACCTGAGACTAATCATTGACCCACGGTTATAACACCGGGGTCGAGACGAATCTCGGGTCCAGGTAAAGGTTCACGAAGGTGTAATCCCTTGACTCTCGGCATTCCCAGACTAGGTCAGATGCTAGTTATCTTCCAAACCAGCTTTGCCTCGAAAGAAACCCTCCTCGGGGTTTGGTCCTCGAGGATAGTTTTCAAATCGAAGCTAGCTGGAATGGAGGTTAACTTCCAGAGTCGCATCATAGTACTGACGAGTACTTTCTCCCAGGAACTCAGTAACTTCCAATTACTGAGAACCTCGGATAAGTACCCGGGCTGACCACTCTGTTTCGAGACTTCTCGTCACACAGTGCCAGCCTTTGGAGTAACAATCTTGCCTTCAAGAATAAACGACTTGAAAGCAGAGTAATCACTCTTAAGTCAGTCAAGACCCTGAGGAAAAGGTAAATTCCGCAGGATCTTTAGATGAGCAGTAAAGATCGATATGAGAAGATGCTTTATAAGGCTCTTCTCTTTCTTTCTATTACTGTTATTTCGGAAGGAGACTCCTGACAAGTTCATTAATTGGTGAACAAGTCATCGGTATTCCTTCAGAACGACTCTACGTCGCATCCGACTAGTATCGGGACGATCGCAGGACCTAGAAGTCTTGCTTTCGCCGCCCGCTCCAGTTTTTGGAAGCCTGGTTAAGGATCGGTTGCCTTGTGTTATCATCCTAGGTCAATTCGGAAGGTATGAGACTCTTTTTCGGAGAAATTCGATTAAG